AGTACCTTTCTTGGGAACACTAACTGTAGATTCTAGTGGTTTACCATTAGACCCTCTGACACCGCCTGGTTCTAATCCTCTAAGTGAACCATCATACTTAACAACACCCCCATGTTGACTAAAGGCAATCTTTGCATTTTCAGTCTCATTAATGTTAAATATAATATAATGTCCTTGGTCATTAGAACCTAAGTCTTCTGGATATGCAATATGTGTATCTTGAAATGGATTTAGTTTTTCGTAGTTACTTCTACCAACACCACCTTGAGCTCTAGGTGAAAATCCATCTGCTCGTCCACCACCCAACGCATCTGAAATAACATTGTTAATTCTATTAGTTGCTTTGTTAATCGCAGTGTTTTTTATTTCGTTTAAGAAGCCTCTTAACATCTGTATAAATATCCTTAGTTACATACTATTTAGGTGAATAATCATGGCATACCGTGGAAGATATATACCAACCTACCCAAAAAAGTATAAGGGTGACCCTTCTAATATTATTTATAGAAGTTTGTGGGAAAGAAAGTTTATGGTATATTGTGACCGTAATGAAAAGATAATTGAATGGGGTTCTGAAGAGTTCTTTATACCTTACCGTTCACCATTAGATGGTAAGATACATAGATATTTTCCAGATTTCTATGTAAAGGTGAGAACGAAACAAGGAACTTTAAAAAAATGGGTAGTAGAAGTTAAACCTAAAGCGCAAACTAGACCACCCAGAACACCCAAACGTAAAACTAAAAATTATATAAATGAAGTGCGAACTTATGCAATCAATGATGCAAAATGGAAAAATGCAATAGAGTATTGTAAGGATAGGAACATGGAGTTCATTATCATAACAGAAGATGAACTTAGGATATAAATAATAGTATGGCAGAAGAAACTTATTTTGATAAAATCTCAGCGCAGATTAAAACTGGTAACGAACCAATTTCTTGGTATCGTAATCGTATCAAAGAATTAGGTACACCTAGTGTGCCTGAATTGTTGCGTACTGGTAAACTCAATAATAAACCTCACCCCAAACACCTAAATATGTTTGTCTATGCACCAAAGTTTGCAAAGAAGTTACCATATTATGATACATTTCCACTGGTCATGTACTTGAAATCGGCAGAAGGTGGGTTCTATGGATTAAACTTCCATTACTTACCATATGCACTTAGAGCAAGACTTTTAGATGCCGCTGGACAAGATAAACTGGATGTTAGTGCAGTGGAAAATAGTAGATTAACAAAACCAACTATCAAAAGATACTTGTATGGATATGCAAGGTCTATGTTTAGAAAAGTTGATAGTGATGATAATTTGACTGCAATCATGTTACCAGTACAAAGGTTTAAGAAAGCTTCAGATAGTAAAGTCTGGGGTGATTCTAGGAAGATGATTTAATGGCAAAATTTAACTTTTCAAATGTTCTTGGTGGTGCAGTCTTTGGTGGATTAAATGCGTTCTTACAACATAACGCATCCAGAGATGGATATGCAAAACAGAATAGATATGAAGTTGTAATACTTTTACCATCTGGTGTCACTGGTTCTGGAGATGAAATGGGAACAACTGCAAAAGCATCATTTGTTAACAGTCAACTTGCCGGTGAAACTGCAAGACGTATATCATTTCGTTGTAACTCCATATCCATTCCAGCAAGAAGTTTAAGAACTCAAGTCAATAGTAATATCTACGGCCCTACTCACCAAATAGTACAAGGACAAGTCTTTGCACCATTAGAAGCAACTTTCTATTGTGGTTCTGACCTTGCAGAGAGATACTTCTTTGAAGAGTGGCAGAAGATTACATATAACCCAGATACATACAATATAAATTACTACAAAGAATATATTGGTTCGATTGAAATATATCAATTGAATGAACAAGACGAAAGAACTTACGGTTGTAGGTTAGAAGAGTGTTTTCCAGTGACTATAGGTGCTATGCCTTATGGTCATGGAAATAGTAACACCATACAAAAGGTGTCGGTTGAGTTTGCATATAGATATTGGAGAAACATTGCAACTGAACCACAAAAGGCAAACCTTGATAGTACTTTACAAGATATACTGAAGAATTCAGTTCTTAGACAATTACAAACAAGATTGCCTCCAGTGATAAGAAGACTAGGTGGAAGGTTTGGTCTTTAAATTATTAATATAGGAGAATAAATTATGGCTTTGCCCGTATTGAATAACCCAAATTATGAGATGGAATTACCATCAACTGGGGAAAAGGTTGAATATAGACCGTTCTTGGTAAAAGAACAGAAAATATTGATGATGGCTTTGGAGAGTAAAGATACCTCTTCGCAAACTAAAGCAATAACTGACATAATTCAGAATTGTACATTTGGTAAATTAAATAGTAAACTTGAACAATTACCAACTTATGATATTGAATATATGTTTTTACAAATTAGATGTAAGTCTGTAGGTGAAACTGTTGATATTACTATTACTTGTCCAGATGATGAAGAAACTAAAGTACCAGTTTCTATAAATTTAGAGGACATTAATGTTGTTAGAACAGAAGGACATAGTGAAACTATTATGATTACTGATAGTATCGGTATGACTATGAAACATCCTACAATGAAACAAATTTTAAGTTATGATTTAGTAAATATGGACAGTATTGAAAGTTCGTTTGGTATCATTCAAGATTGTTTAGTTAACGTATTTAACGAAACAGAGGTTTGGGATGATTGGTCTGATAAAGAAATCAAAGACTTTATCGAACAAATGACAACTGACCAGTTTGTTAAAGTTACAGAATTTTTTACAACTATGCCTAAGTTAAAACATATTGTAAAAGTTACTAACCCAAATACTGGTGTTGAAAGTGAGATTGCACTTGAAGGGATGCAAAGTTTTTTAGAATAGCCCTTTCACATGATAGTCTTGAATCGTATTTCAAGATTAACTTTAACATGATAACACATTATAAGTATAGTTTAACTGAACTCGATAATATGATGCCATGGGAAAGGGAAATATACGTTACTATGTTATCTCAGTGGGTTAAAGAAGAAAATGAAAGACAAAAAAGAGAGAGAAGGAATAGATAAAATGGCTGCACAAAAGAAACTAGAAAAAGATTCTGAATATGCACATTTAGATAAAGACGGTGATGGTATCGTCACTGATGAGGAGCTTGCTATGGATGAGAAGATGTTACGACTTCAAGACTTGAAGTCTGATATTGAAAATGAAGACAAAAAACAAGACGCACAGCGAATGATGGCTTGGTTCGCTTTATTTGGGATGTTACTCTATCCTTTTGCAGTTGTACTTGCAAACTGGATTGGACTTGACCAAGCTGCAAAAATCCTTGGAGATATGGCCGCAACATACTTTGTATCAGTTGCAGCTATTGTTGCAGCCTTCTATGCAAAAGAGGCAATCACAAAGAAATAGGACAATAACATGGCAGAAAGTAATGCAGGCGTAATTAACGCATTAAAAGAAAGTAACAAAGCAGCTGCTGGTGTTATTAAGGATGAACTAAAAGACCAGTTCAAACCTTTTACTGACCAGTTACTAGCACCTCTTGGTGCAATTAAAGCTGGCATCAACAGTCTTCCAGGCGTTGGTGTTACTAAAAAGTTATTTTCTGCCGTTTCTGCACCACTAAAAAATGCGTTTGCAGCTGATACAAAAGAGAATGTAGAAAATGCAAAAAAAGAAGCAGCAAAAGAAAGAAAAGATACTTTACTAGAAAATCTATTCATGGATATTCGTGATGGTATCTATTCAATTAGTGAAAATCTTTTAGAGGGATTAAAAAATCTTGGTCAAGGTGGTCTAAAAGGATTAGGAATACTTGCTGGTCTTGTTGCAGCTCCATTTGCACTATTAACGTCTTTCTTTACACAACTTGGTAAAGAACTTACAGTTTTGAAAAAAGCTGGTCAGTTTATCTTTGTCAAACCAGTAAAAGCAATTGCAGACTTCTTCACTAATTTGGGAACAAAATTTAAAGGTTCAAAGGTTGTAACTTACTTTGATGATGTAGTAAAAAGT